GTTTTTTTCAGGCCAATCCAACACGCACACACTCCTTAGTCTCTTTTTCCCCGGGGGATTTTGGGGTGTTTGAACCACCTATATTTGAGAGGAATTAAACAAGATGAAACAAGATAATCAAAGAATTTTGCCGGCTTTGTCAAGATCAATTGATTTTGCGCAGGAGTCTGGTTGGATTACAGAAGCAGATTTGGGTGGGGTTGCAATGATGATGACTTATGCCGGCCTTATGGATAATTCTGATCAGCATGATCCCATGATTGTTAAGTGGGGTGCTGAACTTACAAAGTTGATGGACAAATATGGCCTTACATTGTTTGGCCGTAATGAAACACCACAAGTTGTTGAGGGGGGTTCACCAATTGACTCAATCATTGCTGGTAGGAAGTCCAGTCCCGAGAATCTCGACCATTCAAACACCAAGCCTAACTAAAGGTCATGAAGTAATTGAACTTGCCAATCAAATGGGCATGCCTTTGTTGCCTTGGCAAGAATATGTAATGCTTGATGGTTGCAAAGTCAAAAGCAATGGTGAATGGGAATCAAAAACAAATCTATTGATCATTGCACGCCAAAATGGCAAAACAACATTGATGAAGTTTCGCATTCTTGCAGGTTTATTTCTTTGGGATGAAAAATTACAAATCGCAACAGCGCAAAATCGTGACATTGCCTTGGAATCTTTCAGATCAGTGGTTTCCTTAATTGAATCTTTCAGTTGGTTAAGTAACAAAGTTAAAGCAGTGACCCGGGCTAATGGTCGTGAAGAAATTGAATTGAAGAATGGTTGCAGGTTCAAAGTTGTGGCTGCCATGCCCGGAAGTAGCCGAGGTTTATCTGCATCAACTGTTTATATAGATGAAGCACGACAGCACAAAACAACAGATGCATTTGCTGCCCTTGCATACACAATGCAAGCCTCAAAGAATCCATCTATGTGGGTAACTTCAAATGCTGGTGACATAACATCAACATTGCTTAATCAATTAAGGGCTAGAGCACTACATAAAATTGAAAACAACACAGATGACGACATTGCATACTGGGAATGGTCAGCAGAACCAGGATTAAAACTTGCTGATCGTAAAGGATGGGTTCAAGCCAACCCTGCACTAGGTCACACAATTACAGAAAACACTTTACAATCAAGAATGAATGACAATCCAAACATCATTGCCACCGAAATGCTTTGCCAATGGGTAGACACAATCCAATCACCTTGGAGTGCCGGGGATTGGAACGCATGCCAACAAAATGGCCTCAAACTTGCACCAGGAAAACCAACTTGGATTGGTGTTGAAATAGCACCAGACCGAACAGGCTTTGCAATAGTTGGATCACAAATCTTAGATGACAAATCAATTGCAGTTGGCCTAATGGATTTACAAAATCAAGAAAACGCCATTGATGATCTTAAAATTGCAAGCCATGTTGCCGAATGGGCAAAAAAATACAACGCTGAAGCAATCATCTTAAACAAATTCAGTGGTGACAGTGTTGCAGCCAAACTTCGCATGGGATCAATAAACTCTGAAATCATAACCGGTGCAAAGTACTACCAAGCCTGTGATGAAACCCTTGGTGCAATGGCAGGAAACAGAATCACACATGGTGGACAACCGGAACTAACAGCATCAGTCAATGCTTGCATAAAGAAAACAACAGAAGCCGGATCATGGTATGTGTCAAGACGAAAGAATGCCACAGCAGCAATTGCAATGATGCTGGCAATACATAAAGCAACTGAAAGACAAGACTCAGGACAATTTGATATACTAGTGTCATAAATTAACACGCCCAACAGTCGGACAGTGTATGATATAAGTAACTTCTATGAGATAATTGCGAGACTATGGGAATTTACTCAAAATTTATTCAGCCACAACTTAAAGCAGCAATTGCACCTTATGTATTCCCGGATAAGCCACTTTCATTATTCTCACCAGGCTTTGATGGTGTCACATCAACATTTGTTACAAGACGAGAAGCCCTAAGTGTTCCAGCATGCGCAAGAGGCCGAAACATTATTGTCGGGACAGCCTCAAGTTTAGAATTACATGTTAAAAGAAAATTTGATAAATCAAGAGTTGAACCAACACCAACTATAATTTCAAATCCGGATAAGAATATGCCAACAGCAGTTGTTTATGGCATGACAGCAGAAAATTTGTTGTTTCATGGTGTTGCATATTGGCAAATCAAAGAACTTGATCCTGCAACAGGTAGACCATCACAAATCAGATGGATTGATGCACCAAGAGTTTCACAAATACTTGATTCAACTGGTGAATTAGTAATTGGCTATCAACTTGAAGCCCAAAGACTTCCGGACAATGGTGTCGGATCATTGATTCAATTTACTGGTATTGATCCAGATGGTGTTTTGAATCGTGGTGGCAGAACATTAAGAACAGCAGCAGCACTTGAAAGAGCAGTGTTCAATTATGCTGAAACCCCAACACCAAGTGTTGTATTAAAAGCAAATGTTCCAATGGATTCAAATAAAGCAACAGCAATCTTAAACGCATGGAAACAAGCAAGACAAACAAAAGGCACAGCATTTTTAAGTGACAATGTTGATATGCAATCAGTTGGATTCAACGCTGCTGATCTACAACTCACAGAAGCAAGAGAGTATCTAGCCAAGGAGATCGCGCGTTTGATGAATATCCCGGCCTACTATCTTGATGCTTCAACAAATACCATGACTTATTCAAATGTCACAGCCGAACGCAGAGCACTTTTAGATTTTTCATTGCGCCCATTGCTAACAGCAATTGAACAAAGATTATCAATGGATGACATAACAGTTTCGACACAATATGTTGAATATGATTTGGATGACTTCTTGCGAGGTAATCCATTGGAAAGAGCAGATGTTTATTCAAAACTAATTCCATTGGGAGTGCTCACAGTTGATGAGGCTCGCATGGAAGAAGATTTAGTGAGGTAACAATGGAAATCAAATTTACAAGCGACATATTAACAGCCAACACATCCAAAAGAGAAATTACAGGAATCATTGTTCCTTTTGGCAAACCTGGATTCACAAACATGGGCACAGTGGTATTTGAACAAGGATCATTGCAATTAGGTAATGACATCAAATTGTTTGAAGATCATGACATGAACAAAGTGCGTGGCAGAATGATAAGTCACGAAATCACACCTGTGGGAATTGTAGGAAAATTCAAAGTTGCACGCACATCAGCAGGTGACGATATTTTGGCACTTGCACAAGATGGATTAAAATCCGGATTATCAATCGGTGCATCAATTGAACAATACGAAAACAAAGAAGATGAAGTTTATGTGACAGCAGCAAAAATTCTTGAAGTATCAGTTGTTGATACTCCAGCATTTGCTGAAGCACAAATTACAGATGTCGCTGCTCAAAAAGCAGACGAAACAGAAGTCACTGCAATCAGCGCAAGTGATGAACAAACAAACCAAACCGAAAGTGAGGTCACTTCCATGGCAAATCCAGAAGAAGTAACTCCAGTGGTCGAAACTGCGCCAGAAGTTGCAGTTGAAGCCTCAAAAGCAGTACAAGCACCAGTTGCTTATGCAAAACCACGCGTGAACACAAATGTTACTGCTGGTGAATATGCAAAAGCACAATTCAATGCATTAAGAGGAAACTCAGATGCACGCGATCTAGTTGCAGCAATTGATGCAGCAACAACAACCGAAAATATCGGTGTTGTACCACCAACATACCTACGCGATTTGATCGGCATCATTGATAATTCAATGCCATTTGCTGATTCATTAGAGCAAGGTGTATTACCTGCAAGTGGAATGAAATTCTACCGACCAGTTATTGGAACACAAGCAACCACAGCAGTTACAGCAGAAGCAGTTGAATTTGATTCAACAGACACAACAATCACTTCAAAAGAAATTGATGTTGTAAAAATTGCTGGCGCAAACAAAGTATCAGTTGAACTTCTTGACAGAAGCGACCCTGCATACCTAGATGTGTTATTGCGTGAACTTGCAGCATCATGGGCTCAAAAAGCAGATGCTTATGCATTCTCAATTGCATTAGCAGCACCAGGATCATCTTCTGGCGCAACACTTTACGCAGCAATTGCTGATGGTATTGCAGATTCATATGCAGTACTTCGCAAAACTCCTAACAGATTCCTTGCAGACACAGGAAACTTTGCAGAGTTACTTGCAGCAGTAGATGGTTCACAAAGACCACTATTCGCAGCAGCAGCACCACAAAACGCAGCAGGTCTAATGACTCAAGGCTCAACAGCAGGAACAATTGCAGGATTGGGATTAGTTGTTGATCCAAACTTTGACACCGGAACAGGCGTTAAAGGCGTTGTTTATTCATCTGATGCAGCAACAATGTACAAATCAAGTGCATTCCAATTGCGCACCAATCAAGTCTCGACTGGTGAAGTTGAGATCGGAATATACGGATATGTCGCCACATGTGCGAAGTATCCAACTGCATTCCGTAATTTGACTGTTGCTTAATTAGCGACCAAAGAGTTGCCTGGCAGGTTAGACCCCTGTCCTGCCAGGTAACACCACACACGAAAGGTAAGACATGGCATCAATAATCACACCAGCAGAATTACGATCTGCACTGAACAATGTGAGTTCAAGTTTATATTCTGATGCCGTTTTAACAGAAATCATTGATACAGCCGAATCAGTTGTTGGCAATTTATTAGTTAAATGGAATGCACCAATTGACAAACACAAACATGAAACATCAACCATCACAACTTTGCACACAACCAAACCACACAAATTTCATGTAGGACAACAAGTTGCAATTGAGGGTATTCAAGCCCATGTGAATGGCAACAAAACTGTATTAGAAGTTGTTGATGAATTTACTTTTACAGTTACAACAACAGCAGTTGCAGTGCATAGTGATTATTACAATGTGATACCAAACGGCCTTGCAGCAGCAAACGATTTATCACAATATGATGACATTGCACCAGTTGAATCAGCAGTGCTAACAGTTTCACTTGATGTATTCAAAGCACGCACATCAGCAGGATCAGTTCAACAAGGACTTGATTTTGTTCCACAACCTTACATCTTAGGCCGTACAATTCAAAACAGAATTATTGGAATGCTAGGTGCTTACATAGATGTTGAGGCATTAATAGGATGACATTAGCAACACTACGCGCAAACCTTAAAACAGCAATCTTATCAAACAGCAATTATTCAGTTGTTGATTTTGGTGCTGAACTTGTGACAACACCATCAGTTATGATTTTGACTTCTGATCCATGGCTTGAGCCTGCAACAATTGGAAACAATAAGGCTTGGCGTGTGCAATATGTTTTGGAACTAGTGGCAGCACCTAATAGCAATCCTGGTGCATTAGTTCAACTTGAAACAATGGTTAGCGCAGTACTTCCATTGATACCAAAATCTTGGCAGATTCTTTCAGTCTCGAGCCCAAGGATACGACAAGCGAACAGCAGTGATGTTTATTCGGTTGAAGTATCAATCACGACCATATACAACCCATAGGAAAGGAAACAATATGGCAACAGCAATCGAAACGGGCAGAGACATTGCCCTAACAATCGCAACAGTAAATCATGATGAACAAATTTCATCTGGCATTGTTACATTTCAAGATGCAACAGCATCAGTTGAAACCTTAAACGGAACAGTTGATTATGTAGTAGACAACGAAAAAGGAACACTTGACTTAGTTATATTTCAAGACTGGGGCAAGACTGGTAATCCTGCATCACTTTGTGACGCTTTGTGGGATGCAGCAGATACTGCACCAACTACAACAATCGCTGCAACAGTTACAATCAATGGCGAAGTTGTAACATTGTCAGTGTTACCAAAGCGACCTGCTTTCGGTGGCGCAGCACCTGATGCATTAACAACCACAGTATCTTTGCCAATCAGATCGATTAGCAAGGCTTAATTGACAGACAGGGGTCACCTAACATGTTTAAGATACAAATAGAATGGACACTTGCAAATGGAAAGTCTTTTAAAGAATGGACTATTCCATGGGAAATTGCGCAGGCTGAAAAAGAAACTGGCACAACATTTTTGGAACTATTCAAACAAGAATTGCCACCAAGCCTTGAACACCAATTCTGGTTGGCCTACCAAATGCAACGAAGACTTAGTGACAAGCCGGTTGGTCGCTTTGAAGATTGGCGATCACAAGTTGTTCACATCAATTCAAAGGACTTTGCAACAACAAATTTTATCCAGCCGGAAGCATAGAACGCACTTTGATAGAACTGGCAATCGTTTCGCGCCAGCCATTGTCAGAGTTCAAAACGCTTTCGGCAGAGCAGGTATCAACAATTGCAGATGTGGTGAATAAATATCATGGCAACTAAATCATTTCAAATCAAAATTGCAGACAAAGACATCCTGGCTATTCTTAAAACTTTTAGCAAGATGGATGACATTGCAAAAACAGATATGAAAAAAGCAGCCAATGATATTGCAACAGTTGCAGCATCTGCTATTGGTTCAGCATTACAAGCAACACCACAAGGGCAAGCAATTGCCAGAACAATCAAAGTTTCAAAATCAAGTAAATCACCAGTCATCACAATTGGTGGTGGAACTTCAAAACTTAAATCAGGAACACCAGTTGGTGCAATAATTATTGGAACAGAATTTGGTGCTTACAATAACATTCAAAGACAACGCAAATCTGGAAGTTATATTGGCCTCAGACAATTTGACAAAAGGTCACCACGCGAGGGCAGAGGCAATGCCGGGTATTTTATCTTTCCAACACTTAAAGCATTGCAGCCTTATATAACCAAGCAATGGGTTGAACAAGTTGATAGAATAAGACGCGAGTGGAAAAGTAGGATTGCATAATGGCTGACATTAGATCGTTGAAATTAGAACTGCTTGCTGACACAGCACAGTTCACTAAAGGTTTGACCACTGCAAAAACTGAGACAGAAAGTTTTTCAAATAAGGTTGGCAGTTTTGTTGCAGGTGCAGCAAAAGCATTTTTGGCACTTGGCGCAGCAGTTGGCACAGCAGCATTTGCAATAGGTGTGTCAGCAGTTAAAGCAGCCATTGAAGATGAAAAAGCACAAAAGTCACTTGAAACAACCTTAAAGAATGTGACCAAAGCAAGTGCTGACCAGGTTAAAGGCGTAGAAGATTACATCACAAAAACTTCATTGGCGTTTGGTGTCACTGACGACAAATTGCGACCATCACTAGACAGACTTGTCAGATCAACACAAGACATTACAAAAGCACAAAAACTTCAAAGTTTAGCCTTAGACATAAGTGCTGGAACAGGTAAAGATTTACAAGCAGTAACAGAAGCATTAGGAAAAGCCTATGATGGCAACTTCCTTGCCTTACGCAAATTGGGTGTACCACTAGACGAATCAATTGTCAAAACAAAAGATTTTGATGAAGTTGTAAAAGTACTATCTGCAACTTTTGCAGATCAAGCATCAGTGCAAGCAGAAACATTTGCTGGCAAAATGGCTAGAATTCAAATTGCAGTTAGTGAAGCCAAAGAATCATTAGGTGCTTCTTTACTTCCAATACTTGAAAAAATTGCTGCATTTGTTAATGCAGAAGTTGTGCCAGCCATTCAAGGATTAGTTGATGGATTAACAGGGAAAGAATCAATTAGAGAAGCCACTATCAAAGCAGGTGGAAATCTTAATCTTTTAGAAGATAATTTGAATTCATCTTATGAAGCCGGAATTGATTTAGGTGAAGCATTAAGGAATTTGGCTGAAACTATTGGATTGACTGGTGAAAGTTCAGGAAAGGCTAATCCAGAATTCAGCAAATTTGTAGACAACATTACAAAACTTGTTGATGCAGTTAATAGTTTGTTTGAAGCCTTAAAAAGATTAGGAAGCATTACTAGTGGCACTTTGGACATTGTTGGGTTGCAAGGCATACTTGCAAGAGTTGAATCTGCTGGTGAAAGATTCAGAGGCGAACCTACATCCGGTGGACAATACGGCACAGTTATAAATCAAACAGTTAATGTTGGTGCAACCAATTCTAAAGCGCAAGCAAACACAGTGGTCAAATCAATCAACAACGCTGCAAAGGCTGGAACTGTCAATAAGTTTGTCAAACCAATGATCCCTGGCAGGTAACAAATGCCTTGGTCACCAAACGCCACAGTTAAAATTAACGGCACAGCCGTAACGAATTACACGCTTGAGGGCGTACAAATCAGCATGGGTCGTGATGATGTACAACAACAATCATCAGCAGGCTTTGCCACAATTGATTTTTTAAATCTTCCATACACTGATGTTGAAATCTTTGATGAAGTAATAATTACCCTAGACAATTACACTGGTGTTGATACAACAATTTTTACAGGCACAATCACAGATGTATCAGTTTCAGTGCTTGATGCCGGAACAACAAATACTTTTATCACACAGATCAGTGCATCCGGTGGGTTGTCAAAACTTGCATCTAAAGAAGCAAACATTGTTGGATACACAGAACAAAAAGATGGTGACAGGATTGTCTCAGTTATCACTGACACTTTTGGACTCAAATGGAATGAACTACCTGCAACACAAGTGTGGACTGATTACACAACTGAAACTTGGGATGATCTTCTTGGTGTTGATATATCAGCAATTGACACACCTGGCACATATGATTTGTTTGATTCAACAACTGACCCTGGTGCAATCAATGCTTTGAATTATGTTCAAACAGTTGCAGATTCAGGAAGTGGCTTTATCTTTGAAACAACAACCGGTGGCATTGGTTATCAAGATCAAGACCACAGATCAGATTATGTCAGCGCAAATGGTTTTATCAACATCTCAAAAAACTTTATTCTTGCAGATGGAATTAATGTCACAACATCACGCAATGATGTCATCAATGACGCAATCGTTACTTATGGTGACCCAACAGCCTCATTCCAAACAGAGGAATTAGATTCAATCAGCCAGTACGGCAGAGTAACATCTTCAATTGAAACATTCTTAAAAGATGCAACAGATGCCGAAACTTTGGCTGATCGCATTGTGCTTTTGAATGCTTACCCTCAGCCAGTTATCCAAGGAATCAAAATCCAGATTGATGCGCCAACTATGACACAATCATTGTTGAATGCACTTGTAGGTGTATTTTTTGGTATGCCAGTATCAGTGACAGACTTTCCAGCACTTCTGTTTCCAAGTCAATTTTTTGGCTACATTGAAGGATGGGAATGGAATATTGATAGGTTCACTGCTACACTCACATTGAATGTTTCAGACTTCACATTCTCAGCAGTGCCGGTGGCGTGGCAAGATGTATTTGCTGGTGAAATCTGGAGTACAATAGACCCAGGACTACAATGGCAAGACGCCTTATTAGGAGTTAATTAACACATGGCAACAACCACAACAAACTTTGGTTGGGATATTCCTCAATCAACTGATCTGGTCAAAGATGGCGCAACAGCAATCGCTGCTTTGGGTCAAGATATAGATACAGCCTTTGTTGATTTCAAAGGTGGCACAACAGGTCAGGTATTAAAAAAGACTTCTGCTACTGATTTAGATGTTGAATGGGGTACAGCCTCATCCGGTCTAACCTTGATAAATACAACTAGTTTTAGTGCAGTAGCCAGTCAATCAATAAATTCAGTATTTAGTGCAACATACGAATTTTATATGATACAGATGAAAGTTGTTTGTAGTTTGAATACTCAAAATTTTAATTGGCGTTGGCGTGCTTCGGGAAGTGACATTACTGCTTCAAATTATTATTTTGCTAGGTCGAACACAACAACTGGTGGCGTTGTTTCTGGTAATGGTACTGGTGCTACAACAACAGCAACTCTAAACCAAATAGCAACAGGTCACGGATTTTATTCAATTTTTGCAGGACACACTCAAACAGAACCAAGATTAAATGGTAACTCTTACAACTCTGAATTAAGTGGTTTAACAACTTTTGCTTCAGGTTACAGGGCAACACAAGCCGTTGATGGATTTACTGTTTATCCTGCTAGTGGCACTATTACTGGCACAATTTCTGTCTATGGATTGGCAAACTAATGGCAACTGAAAAAATTATTATTGGTATTGACGACCAAATCATTGAACTTAAAGGTGCAGATAGAGAAGCATTCCTTGCAGACAGAGAAGCAACAGCACAAGCCTCAGCACTACTTGAAGCCAAGGAAGCCGAAAGGAAAGAAGCACGCGAATCTGCTATCAAAAAACTTGCAGAGATCGCTGGCTTAACCAAAGAAGAATTGGCAAGCATTTTATGACAAACTTCAAAGCCATTGCAGCATCCTGGGCAAGATCATTTCTTGCAGGACTTATTGCATGTTACTTAGCAGGAGTTACTGATCCAAAAATGTTGCTATCAGCCGGAATCGGTGCAGTTGCACCAGTCATCCTAAGATGGCTAAATCCTAATGATGGCGAATTTGGAAAAGTAAATGTCAAAGAAAACAACGAACACTAGAGGTTGGTCAGGCAAAGACGCTGATCAATGGATGGCAGTAGCACATCTATCTGGTCGCAGTGGTGTCAAAGGCATGTGTCTCAAAACTGTAAGACAAGCCTGGCAAATACCTGCAAAGTTCCCAAGCGCAATAAGTGCCTGGAACAACACACCTAAGAAAAACAAATTTACTGATCCTATGAAAGCACCTATTGGGGCAACTCACTTTTGGAAAGGTGGCAAGTTTGGCCATGTGGCAATTCAATCTTCTAAACCTGGCTATGTGTGGAATA